TCACCATTAAAAGCAGGTCTTAGAAGTTTAGATACAAATAATGAAGCAGTAACGACAGGTGTAAAATATTTACAAAATCAAACTTCAAGAGGTGTATTAATGTCAGATGAAGGAGATTTAAATGAAGTACAAGCACAACAATTAAAAGATAAATTTAGACAACAATATCAAGGTAGTGATAATGCAGGTGATATAATTATAACACCTAAAAAATTAAGTTGGGTAAACTTTGGTTTAAATGCAACAGATGTTTCTTTAATACAACAATATAATGCAAGTATAAAAGATTTATGTAATATTTATCAAGTACCTGTGCAATTATTAAATAACACAGATACATCTACATATAATAATATGATAGAAGCTAAAAAATCATTATACCAAAACGCAGTTATACCTGAATTAAATAAAATTAAAGATGAATTAAATAGATGGTTAGTTCCTGCATTTGGTGAAAATTTATATTTAGATTTTGATTATTCAAATATTGCTGAACTACAAGAAGAAATGAATAGTGTAGTAAAACAAATGGGTAGTGCTTGGTGGACTACACCAAATGAAAAAAGACAAGCAATGAATTATGGTATAGATGAAGAAAATGAAGAAATGAATGATTATTATATACCTGCTAATCTTATGCCTTTATCTAATGATGTAATTGAAGAAGAAATAAAAAGTATTGATATTGATTATAATTCACTACCTAAAGAAGAAATTAGAAATGATGTATATACTACATCTCAAGAAGCACAATCACGAGCAAATGATTTAGGTTGTATAGGTACTCATAGTCATACTGAAAATGGTCAAACAATTTATATGCCTTGTGCTACACACGAAGATTATGAACAAATAACTAATCGAGAATTAAAACCAGGTGACCACGAATATACATCTAAACAAGATTCATATAATAACTATCCACAAGGTGCAACTAACAATGCAAAAAGAATGTTAGAGTGGAGAGAAAAATATGGTCGTGATGTTGTTAAAGGTGGAACTGCAGTTGGTTGGAAACGAGCAAATCAATTAGCAAATCGTGAATCTTTATCAATAGATACAATTAAACGAGTTAATAGTTTTTTAGCAAGACACGAAGATAATGCAAAAATATCTGAAGAATATAGAAATGAACCTTGGAAAGATAGAGGTTATGTAGCATATAATTTATGGGGAGGTAAATCTATGGTTGCATGGGCAAAAAGAATTTCTGAAAGAGATGATTCATAAACTAAACAAAAATTACTATACTGATTGGACTAAACAATTAGATATTGCAGAAAACAAACAAGATAGAATTTGGTCAAATTATTTTAATAAAGAATCTAATAAACTTATAAATTCTTTTATGGTTGGAAAAATAATTCCAAATCTTGATACTTATTATCAATTAAACGATTTACAACAATTATATATTAATCTATATAAAACTATTGGATTAAGAATGGCTAATTGGTATTATAGACACTATGAAAAATATATAACAAAAAATAATCCAAAAGAATATCAAAGTATTTGGGAAGAAAAATTTGCATATATAGGAAAAACAATAGCAGGTGAAAGAATAGTTAGCATTGCAGATAATCGTAAAAAAGAATTTAATAAAATTATTAGAAGATATATGCAAGAAGAATCTTTTATGGCATTAAACGAAGTTACTGCTGAAAGGATTTTAAGAAAAAAATTTAAAGGAATGAGTATATCTAATGGAAAAAGAATAGTTAGGACTGAAAGTGTAAATGCTGCTAATTTTGCTACAAATGAAAGTGCTTCAAGTTTATTCGGTGCTAATAATTTACAAAAAGAATGGATTTCAGGAACAGATGGTCGTGTAAGAGATGCACATTTAATGGCGAATGGTCAAAGAAGAAAAATGAATGAAAAATTTAATGTTATGGGTGAACAACTTAATCACCCTGGAGATAGTGCAGGGTCTGCAGCTAATGTAATTAATTGTAGATGTGCAAGTGCTCCAATTCCAATTGTTTAAAATAATTATCTTTGTACTATGAATATAATATACAAAACAAGTCCGATAGGTGAACTAAAGGATATAGATGAAAAGTCAGGAATCGTAAAAGGTTATGGTTCTATTTTCGGAAATGTAGATTCTGATGGTGACATAATTTCTAAAGGTGCATATACTAAAACTATTAAAGAAAATGGTGAAAGGGTAAAATATCTTTATCAACATCAAATGGATAAACCACTTGGTAAAATGATAAATTTATATGAAGATGAAAAAGGTTTAATGTTTGAAGCATCAATTCCAAAAACACAATTAGGTTCTGATGTTTTAGAATTAATAAAAGCAGGTGTTATAACAGAAAATAGTGTTGGAATATTACCATTACAAAAGGAATCTTGTACAGGTGATAAATGTTATAGAAAATTAACAGAGGTAAAGTTATATGAAATCTCTGCAGTTACATTAGCAGCAAATGATGAAGCAATGATATTAGATGTAAAAGGAAATGTTGATGTAGATAAAGTATTATCTAGATATGATAACTTAGTGAAATTAATTCGCAAAGGAAATATATCTGATAATTTAGGTTATGCTATCGAAGCAGAACTTATTAAACTCAAATCAATTTTTTCAAAAAGTATCACTTTGCCGACTGATATTGAAGTCACAGAGCCGATTGAAGTAAAAAATAACGATAATGAGATTTATAAATATTTGTTTAATAAATTAAATTCGTAATAAAATGAATGACGATATAAAAAAAGAATTAGACCAAATCGGAGATTTAGTTGATTCTAAAATTGAAAAAGCATTCAATTCGGCACAAGAAAATGCGAAAGGTGAGATTGAAGAATCACTTAAAAGTGAAATTTCTAACTTATCTAACGAATATCTTGCAAAGAATGATGAAATGCAAAAAAGAATGGATACTATCGAAATGGCAGCTAAAAAAAATGCTATCGAAAGTAAGCCAGTAAATTTTAAAGGTGCTTTAAAAAATGCTATCGAAGGTGGTGCTATTGAAGGTCTTAAAAAAGGACAATCAAGAGCAGCTTCATTTGAAGTAAAAGCTGATATGACAACTGGTGCAGATTATACTGGTGAAGTTATCGCTGCAACAAGAGTACCAGGAATTAAATATGACCCAAGTAATGAGGTTCATGTAAGGTCTATCGTACCTGTTGGAACTACAAACTCTGACACAATAAGATATATAACAGAATCTGCATATACACAAGGTGCTGCTGCTAAAGCAGAAGGTACTGCACTTGGACAAACTGATTTTAACTTAACTGCTTCTACTGCTAATGTAGAGTTAATTGGTACTTACTTAAGATTATCAAAGCAAATGCTTGATGATACAGAGCAATTAACTTCTTACATCTCGGCAAGAGTACCAAGCAAGTTAATGGCAGTTGAAGATGACCAATTATTAGGTGGTAATGGAAGTGCACCAAACTTATTAGGATTAAGAAATTCTGCTACTGTTTGGTCTAATTCTGCTTCAGGATTCGCTGATGGTGTTATTGCAAACCCACAAAACATTGATGTATTAATTACTGCACTTAACCAAGTTGCAAAAGCTAATTATACTTCAGATGGGATTTTAATGCACCCAACAGACTTTCACAAGATTCTTGCACTTAAAGATGGTGATAGTAGATATTTAAAAGACCAAGTTTATCAAGGATTACAACCTACATTTATGGGTGTACCATTTAGAATCTCAACTGCTATGGCAGAAGGAGAGTTTATCGTAGGTAATTTCTCACAAGCTGCTCAAATTTGGCAGAGAGAAAATGTAAGTGTTGAATTTTTTGAGCAAGATACTGACAACGTACAAAAGAACTTTGTAACAGTTAGAGTTCAAGAAAGACTTGCAATGACAACTTATTTACCAAATGCATTATGTAGAGGTTCATTCGCTACAGTAATAGCAGCTCTATAATTAATTAGAGTTTATATAATTAAAAAAGGGGAGTAGTTAATTCTATTCCCCTTTTTCTTGTTTGTATTTTAACAAACTGAATTATCACACTCTATTTAAATAATCATTAACTAAATCTTGTCTAGTTATATTAGGTGTATCTATTATATATAAAAATTTATCTGCATCTACATATAACCATATAAGTTTTTGTTTATCAGTTAATGTTTTGTTTTTAGATGCTTCTGTATAGTTAACAGCACCATAGTTAAAAAAGATATCTGATGTTCTAATATCTACTTTACTTTCATTTATTGTATTTGTCATTTCTTTATTTTTTAAATTAAACATATGCTAATATAACAAAAAAACTTTAAATAAAAAAATAATTAAAAAAAAGTAAAAATATTTTTATTTATTAAAAAAAAGATGTATATTTACACTATAAATAAAAACAACTAAATTAAAAATTATGGAAAGTTTATTCGAAATTAAAACAGTAGAATTAAAAAAAGTAGAAATCAGTATTTTAATAAAATTATTAGAAAAAAGAAAAGACCAAATATTAGATTCAAGTGAAACACCAGAAATGAAATTAAGATTAAGTGGTAGTTATAGTAGAATGCTTACAAAACTTGAACTGGCATTATAATAATAAAATAAATATAACACAGATGCTGATAACCCAAGTATCGCAGAAACAGTTCCGAAATTAGTCAGAACGTAGTCAAGTGAAAAAGGGCAGCATCTTTTTTAAAAATTAGAAATTATGAATAAAAAAGAAATATTAGAAGCATTAACATTTATAGCATATACAATAATTGGAATTGGAATGTTTTGTGTTTTATATTTGATATCTGAAATATTTTCCGTATAATGAAAACAACATATAAAGCAACACAACAAGATATAAATATGCCAGTAGATAAAATATTACAAAAAAGAATTATAAAATATTTTTGTTGGGGATTACCACAATTTATTTTTTGGTCAATTATGATTATTAACTTTTTATTTTGGTTAGTAAGATAATGGCACAAATATCTAAATTAATAGAACCTGTAAATAATGTTTTAAGAGAACATAAAGAAAAACTAACATCTGATGATTATACTTTTATATTAGGTAGATTAATTCAAGTAAAAGACAAACTCATTGAAATAACATCTCGTGAGTAAGTATTTTTTCATTTTTATTTAGTTTTAAAGTGGTAGTGTATTAATTAGTCGTTAAAACATTACCACTTTTTTTGTAACTTTATTTTCGTGGATTCCAATGCAAAAGGTTGTATTGCTGAATATAAATTTGGTATTGAATGTCTTAAACGAGATATAAAAGTTTCCTACCCCCTAGTTCATACTTCTTTTTATGATTGTATTGCTGATACAGGAGATAAAATGTATCGTATTCAAATTAAATCTACAACTCAAGGATTTCAAAAAAATAGAAAAACTGTTCATATACAATGGAAACATAGTTATGAAAAAAAAGATGTAGATTATTTTGCAATTTGGGTAGAAAAATATGAAGGGTTTTTTATTTTTAAAAATGATGGTAAAAGATTGGCGGTTCGATTAAGTCAAACAAATGCTTATTCAAAATTTTTTAATAACTTTGATTTTAAATAGTTTTTTCTTTCTTTATTCTTTTCTTAAAAATGCACTGTAAATCTTTATGGTGCATTTTTTTTATCTTTGTAGTAAATAAATTAACAAATTATGAAAGCATACAGGAGTAATCAGTTGAATCAGTTTCATACACAAATTAAAATTACTGCCACAACAGGTTCAGAAATAGTAACAACGACTAATGCTAAAGATTATATGAGAGTTGATACTTCTGCAGATGATACTATAATTGCAAGAATGATAACTGAAGCTAGATTAGTAATTGAAAATTATATTACAAAAGACATTGTAGCAAAAACAAGAAAATTTTATTTAGCAAGTGTTGATGATAGATTTGTATTACCTTTTTCACCTATAGCATCTGTACAATCAATAACAGTTGAAGGTACTGCAACAACTAATTATACGACTTATGGTTTGGATGATACAATAATTGAATTAGGTAGTTTACCTGCAGAGGAAGTTATTGTAAGCTACACAACATCAGGAATGAATGATAGTTTATTAATACAAGCAATTTTACAATTGGTTTCAAGTTATTATGATAATAGAACAGATTATGTAAAAGGCACTATGACTGAAATACCAACAAGTGTAAAAAACACTTTAAGTGGATTTAAAACAATGTTTATATAATGAATGCAGGTAAATTAGATAAAAGAGTTTTAATTAAAAGACAAACAAAATCAAGTGATGGTTTTGGTGGTTATACTTCTACAAATGCAACACAAAGCACTATTTGGGCAAATGTAAGTTTTACAAAAGGAGATATAACAAGTAAAAATGGTAGAAAAAAAAGAAGTTTGCAAATAGAATTGTTAATCAGAAAAAAAACTGCAGATAATATATTAACAACTGATTTATTGCAAATAGAAAATATAGCAGGTTTATATCAAATAAATGATATGTATGATGCCGATTATAAATATTATACAAAACTTATTGCTACAAAAAGAGATTAATTATGAATATAAATGTAAATGTAGATAGGCAAGATGTTCAGCAACTTGATGCTGCAATTAACAGGCTTAAATCATTTAGTTCTACACGATTTTATAATGAAATACAAAAAGGTGGATTAAATGCTGCATATAAAGTAAAAAAAGATGCACCATACGACACAGGTAATTTAAGA